TACCAATAGCAGGGTTTGCAGTTGTGTTAGTAGTCTGTACTGTCAGGTTGATGTTCGATCCATTAGAAAGAACTTCTCCCGGAGTTACACGAGCAGGTTCTAGGAAAGTAGTAGCAGGACTACGAGCAGTAGGATCTTCTAGATACTGAATGTAGATTGTATCTGGATCAGTACCAGTTGCCGCGACTGCACGGTAAACCTTTACCTTAATGCTAGACACCGAACCAGTAAGGATAACACCGTTAAGGTTATCAGTAGTATCGAACGTGTTGTTCGCATCATTCGAGATCTTGGCAAACTGCCAGTTCTGAACAGTTATACCACCAGTCTGAGTTGCCACACCGTCTTTGGTGTATACATTATTAGCAAACCGTTGGATTTCTTTCTGGATGATAGTCTGCATCTGCGTAAGTTCACGCGCTTGAAGCGCACGACCTGCGTTGAATAAGATCTGTGAGTAATTATCACTATCTTTATAATCGTCCTTATAGGTCGATCTCATTGTCTGTTCTGTAAACGTATTTGGCATTTCTTAATCCTAGATAGTGATTACTATTTTCAAGTCTTCGGTTTGGTCGGTAGATCGTGTTACTGGTGATCGGTTATCTATATATAGGAGATCTCCAGAGTAAGGATCTGCTTCGCCCTGAGTCTTTGCGGCAATAACTCCAGTGATAGATGCATTACCAACTACCGACACAGTTTCTCCTACTGCGAAAGGTGTAAATCCTGTTGTTGTGTTCTGGTGATACCATACAGTATCCGAATCATTTGTGTCATCAAGAATTGCTGTAGCACCAGAGGTCGCACCACTAATGGTAGACTTCTGTACAGTAGACTTCAAGAACGAACCAGAGTTGAATCTAATCTTATCTAAGACCCTAGCGGTGGTAGAAGTGAGAAGAGTCCCATTTGCAGAGTCAACACGAGGATTACGAACGAGTGATACTTGACGGAAGATCTCATCACCTGTAACAAAGTCACCACCTTCTATTCCTTCTGGTTTTGTATTAAACATCATACCATTTGATTTAAGATCAATTACTGGGTTAGCACCGATACCATCACGTTGTCCTATAATAGGACGTGCAGTACACGAGGCACCACCACCACCAGTAATAACTACGTTAGCATAGTCATAGTCTTTACCGAAGTAAGACGCACTAGAGTTGCCAGAACTATCTGCTACAACTTTAATGTCGATGATTACTTCACCAGACTTAACTGCATATGCTCTTGCGTTAGTACCGTTACCGATAATGCTTACTGTAGGAGTAGAAGTATAACCAGTACCACCATTGGTGATTGCGTATCCTACGATCTGTCCCGAAACTGCATTGTTCTGTACTATCTCTTGTTGAAGATCTTCGGCAGGACTGTCTGAGTCAGTTGAGGCAACATACCGTACTGGTTGATATGCAGAGGATAAGAACTTGTCTGCTCTCAATGCACCAATAGAGTATAGGAATTTCCAAGTGTATCCATCCGCAGTACGGAAAGGAGTACCAATAGTATTACCTGTAGGTTGAACGGTAGACAACTGAGAGGTACCATCCTGCTTCTTTCCCTGCTCCAAACAAATGTAGATCTCGTTGTTAGAGTTGATAGCATAGAAAGGATTCACTGGGAACCCAACATCATTGTCATCAAAGGCAGAGTAGATCAGGTTAGCAATCCAGATTCTACGAGGAAGGACATAAGAAGCATCCTCAATAAGTTTGAGTGATTGGAAACCACCACGAGCATCTCGCGCACTTGCGGCATCATTCGTAGGAACAGTTGCCACATCCGAATCGTTCCAGTCTTCTGATCTACCAATTGCGGCATAATATCTTATGGACGCACTGACTTGATCGGCAAGGAGATCATCCAAGACTTGTTTTTTAAATGTATCGGTTACTACTGGCATTTATCTATTCCTATTATTACGCTAAAGTCGCGTCCTGATTGTTAATTATTACCCATGTGGTACCAGTCGCTAAGTACATAAGCATCACTGAATCGTTCAACCCCAATGTTATAGTTGAGTATCCTGACAGGTTGGCAGGAGTAATCACGGCATTGTGGTTCTGAGTATTAGTTATATATTTTATTTCACCTGTCTGAGTACCGTTTGCCAGAGTATAAGCACCGGCCGAAGTCTTCGCAATAATCGTAACAGGGTTGTTGAGGTTTAATGCACCGTTAGAACCAATAGTATCATTACCAAGAACAAGTTTACTATCAACCTGTACAGCACCATTACCAGATCCTTGCAACGACAATGAAGTAGTAGATTCACCTACTGCTTTAAGTATCGGTGCAACATTGGTACGTCCACTTGTAATGCGAAGATAGTTAACTGGAGAAGAGGAGTCTGCAACAAATAATAGTTGTTCGTTACCTGCACTATCAAGTATACCATCACCGTCACCCATACGAATATTATCTATTCGTGGAGCAGTAAGTGTCTTGTTAACAAGTGTCTGTGTATGACTATTGAATGTAAACTCATCTGCGGCACCCAACAATGGGAGTGTGACTGTTCTGTCTGCGGCAAGTTCACTTACTGCAACAACATACTGGTGATTAGCACTAGTGTCGTTGATCTGAGGAGTGGTAAGAACCGCACTAGTCAGAGTCTTATTGGTGAGTGTCTGAGTTGCGGCATCCATAACCAACTGACCAGAAGCATTCGGGACATAGATTAGGTTACTAGCAGTCGGAGCAACAACACCAATTCGAGACGAGAATGATCCACCTGCGGAATCTTTAAAGATAATCCCTGCCGAATCGAAGTCAATAAGAGGAGTCAGTGCATCACCGTCACCTAACTTATTGTAGATCTCGATAATGTTCTGTTCGATCTTTAATGCGGCACCGCGAAGCGTATCGCCTGTGCCATCATTCGCAATCGTTCCTCTGTTTAATACTTGTCTAGTCATCTTACTTCCCGAATATTATTACTTCTATTTATACTATTATTTACATCCCTCTTCTGATTATCTCACGCAAAGATATCTCAGAATCAGAATCGCCTACGGAGCGTATTGCTCCTCTATTTATTGTATCTGTAACTAGCAATGCAGAGTTAGCAGAGTCGAACCTAGTCACAGCAGGGTTCCAAGTGAATGTCTCTTGGTCGATCAGTTCGCTAGAAGATAAGTCGAATCCACTGTACAATGTTGATCCATCACTATCATCATCCAACGTTGGACTATCTGGAGTGAGGTACTCACCAAGACTAGAATACATTCTGTCAAGGTTATCGACAGTAAGATTCTCAAGATCTGACCAATCATTACCGCGTGGAATACCTAGTGCAAGATCTGCACTATCTTGTGCCTTACCTGCGCTACTACCCAATCTAGTTCTGAATTTCAATACGGCACCTGCGTCACTTGTTATACCAAAGTCGAATAGTGCGGTGTTCTGCTCGAATGCTTGAGTAGTAAATCCACCAATACCTTCCAATACAATTGGTGGTTTAATTGCTTCGCCCGGATCGTACTGAGCATTATCGAATCCTGCGGCACCTACGATCTGTGTAAGTCCACCAAGATACATTCCTGCCGGATGCACGATCAACTTATAGGCATCTCTCCACTGTGCGATAGATAATTCTGATCTAATCTGTACAGCAAAGGTTTGATATAATTTGTTGTCGGTGAGATATCTAGATGATTCTGCACCTACCTTTGATTCATTTAATGTAAATATATATTGTTTAGTATACACTACATCTGGTTCAATGTCAAAGAATGTCTTGAAGAATTGTTGTATAGAGTATCTAGTACCCTTGGTTCTGTAGAGATAACTAGAGTACTTAACAGCAGTCCTCTTATCTACGAAACCTTTGAAATAGTTCTGACCTAATAGATACTCGTCTTCGAAATAACTTAGTAGATCTTTGTCAGTCTGTGTAACATCCCTCGTCTCGAACATATTGTTTAAGAAACGAGTTAAGGATGTATTCTGTGACTCAAAGTCATAGTAGTGTTTTAGAAACGAGACAAACTTCGGATACTCTGCTAGAATATGATCGGGTAAGACGGACTCAACTTGGGGTTCCCGAAGATTGATGTCACGTCTATTCGTGTCTACTAATGTTTTATCTAAGATAGTATGGTTTGGCATTAGTTACTCGCTGTGGTACGCAGACCTTTAGCACTTAGTCTAGTGTTATCGTATTCGAGGATGTATTCTCTATTTGGTACTATCGCACTCTGGTTGGCAGGTATAGCACTAATCTTGATCTCAGTAGATTCGTCTGTTTTGAATCCTACTAGATGCACTATACCTGCCCCGGGAATATAGTATCCTACGTTATCTACAACAACATCACCTGTACCAGTATCAATGATCTGTAATACTAGACCTTGTTGAACTTCTTGAGTACTAGAGGACGTGGTAGTTATATTATTCTCGCCAAGTGCGGCAGTAGTAACTGTATTAACTTTACCAACAACAACTACGTTCGATGTTAGTGTATCAATCGTTACGATGTTCTTTGTCTCTTTGTTTACTATTTGACAGTTCAATAATCCTTTGGCAGTAGTCTTCTTGAATACCGAAGACGTAATAACCTTCTGATCAATCAGAGGATTAGATATTTGAGTCGGGAAGTCAAAACTGAAGTTACCTTCTACGCCACCAGAGGGGGTGAAACGTTGTTGCATACTAACATCTGCACGAGAAGATAGGATAGCAGGACTCACGTCATCAATCAATGCGAGTAGTTGCGAACGTCTGAATGCTTGTCCGAACTTACCAGTGTTAG